CCGGGCACCAGTTTCTGGTTGATTCCCTACAAGCTGTAAGTCGCAGCTATTCCCTTGGATTGGATCCCCTCGCGGGGACTACCCTTTCCGCTATCCACCTATGTACTCCCGTAGGTCCTTGTGAATTAACACAAGGTATACTGTTAAGCTAAAGTGAACCGCACGAAACGGTACACAGAAGCCTATGTCAGTATAGTGACAGACAGGTGGGGAGTTATAGCTTAATCAGCTGTAATTCTATCCGCTCAGGAGCGCGGTGTAGCCCTAGAAGACTAGTTCTTTGGGAACTAATATGGAGAAGAGTCGACTGCCATATGAAACCCATTAATTTAGGTTCATTGCACTTAGCGTTATCCAAAGTGGCATAACTACTGTCAACAATGCTAAATTTAAATTTAATTAAACTTACATATAAGTTAACTAAATTTCTTTTCAACATTGATGATAGATCTGCTTTAAAACTTTTTGTAAAACGTATCCTTATTCTTTTGAAGAATAATGGTACTCTTTTTACAGTAAAGTATATGAAGCAAGCTAAGCTACACATTACGAGATATATGGTCGGAAGACCATTAATGTCTAATAATGCTGGAGTTTCGCTTGTAGGTGGTTTTCCAAAACATTTTCTTTTCCTTCGTAAGTACATTGACCGTGGTGATTTGGGTTCTGTTAAATTTGTTTTAACTTTACTCAACATCTCCAGATCTATCGTACCCAAAAAGTGAGAGAAAATCCCTGTTGACCTTAGTACTGTCATCGCTCCTTCAAAAGGTACTGGATATACTATACCCAGATACTTTATTGAGGAGTTTGTGACACACTATGGTTTACATCAATCAAAGCCAACCTATGCAGTCAGAGATTTCCACCTTTCTATGAAGGGTGGTCCTAACGGACCATCTTCCGCTACAGCTTTATATAGCTTTGCTATATATTCTGAGCGTTTTAGAGAGATTGTCTTCTCATGAACTAAAGGGTCTTTATACCCTTTATTCTTTAACATGTATAGGTATGCGCGGTTATACTTTGATAATCTCCCACGAGCTAAGTCAACTAATTCTAGTGATAGAACTAATTTTCTTGGTCGTTTGAGTATTGTCAAAGATCCAGAGTGTAAAATGAGAGTTATAGCCATGATTGACTATATTTCTCAGTTTTTACTCAAGCCCATTCACCTTGCATATTTCCGTGCTTTACGGAAATTGCCCTGTGATAGGACTTTTACTCAGGATCCGCGTGGCCCATGACTTTGTAATTCAGAGTTATTCTGGAGCCTTGACCTAAGTGCGGCGACAGATAGACTTCCTCTTTATCTTCAAAGGACCCTCCTCTCTATTGTTTTTAGAGACGAGACCTTTGCTCATGAATGGGAAGAATTACTTACGAGAGAATATGCAATTCCTCGTCCGAGCCAGAAATCTGGCTGGGAATACAAAGAATTCTTAGGTTTAAGCCCTTTAGCTTTCCACAAATATGGGATTGCGAGGGTACCTAACTCTCTAGGAACCTATGGAGTACACTACTCCGTCGGTCAACCTATGGGAGCATATTCATCTTGAGCTTCTTTGGCGTTAACTCATCACCTGATTGTTCAATGGTGTGCCCACTTATGTGGTCACACTCTTGATTTCAATCAGTATATAATTCTTGGAGATGATATTGTTATAAAGGACAATAACGTCGCCTTGAAGTATATATCTGTGATGTCACGTTTAGGGGTTGACATCTCCGTTGCAAAAACACATGTGGGTAAAACCACGTATGAATTTGCAAAGAGGTGAATAAAAGGGAGAACTGAACTTACAGGACTTCCATTAAGGGGTATCTCTGATAATATTTCATCAGTATTGCGTTGTTACACAATATTGTTTGAGTATATTATCTTGAGAGGTAACCTCTGTTTATACAGAGGCCCTTTTGTGGAACTTGTAATTAAAGCCTTTAGTGGCCTCAAAGTAAAAGTAGGAAACCAATTTATTGGTCTATCCCGAAATTACCTCGAGACTACCTTACGGCCGTTTAATTCTGCTCTTAGGTGGACTCATGGTTTGATGACCAGCGAAGAAGCACGAGTGCTTCTAGCCAGGCATTTGAGCGATGAGTTGCCTATCCCCAGTGAACACTTAGTCCTCAAATTAATGAGGAGTGCTATCACTGAAGAGGCAGTAAAGCTATCTGTTTCCACTACTAATAGATACCTAGATTTTAAGGAAAATCTAGATGGCTATTTGAATAATATCGTGAGCACATTTCAGTTTCCCTTTGAGGGACGGTGAGTAGGATTCATCCATGGCGCGATTGCAGCCATTGGAGTATGAAAATACTTACCGTACTGATTTGTGACATGATTTTATTCATTAGTTAATAGATTGGAATTCAACAGAGTTGAGGTCAAAAGACTTCTCTACTCTGGTGATCTACGGCATCATCAATATCATCCATCATGATATGGTTTGATTAACCATATTATGAGGGTAAGAGATCAGACATATGACCTAATTGATACATCTCTTTCAGAAAGAGATCTTATCAGTTTTGTCAAAAATCTTATCTTTATTGATTTTGATGAATTGGCAGCTACCGAACGTGACATACGTAAGGTAGACCAATCGATTAGTGGAATGTTTAACTCAGCACTTCAGGCTTTGAGTCTCAGAAGGCGACTAGTTGCTGTTAGTAATAATATGGAATATATTATCGCTAATTCGCTCTATGCCGACTTCGATTACAAAGTCAGAGGTTATGGTGATATTGGCCCATGATCTGGTGCTATACGCTATGCGTTAAGTACCAGGGGTCCTGACGCCCAAGTGAGAAGATCACATATCTTGTGATCTCCCCTCGCTCGGATACGCCGGGAAATGGATCAATATGTTCTTAAAGACTTAGAGTCAATCGAAAGAGAGACTTTTCGTCTTGAGAAACTACCAAACTGAGATTGATAGCCGGGAAGGACCACCGAAGCAGTCTATCCCTTTGTTGTAAGGACTAATTTGCGTTCCTGTGAAGGAAAGCAGCTAAGTCACGAATCTTAAGTGAGACGTAACTTAGTCCTGTTATTAGGAATTAGTTAACTTACGCT